GGAGATTTAATAGGCACAGGTATAGGAGAGTTTACAGTACTAAAAGGAGCTAAAGGATTTAAAGCTCTAGCTAATCAAACAGGATTTAGTTTAGTACATGGTCTAGGTAGAACAGAAGATGAAACATTAGAAGGAGCTGCAAAAGATGTAGCAGCAGAAGTAGCTATAGGAACTGTACCTGTAGCTGGACAAGTTCTTAGAAGAACTAGATTAGGCAGTAGAGCGGTTGAGTTTGTTGGAGATCAAGCAGAAAAAACTATGGTCCCAGCATTATTTAGATTTCTTGGAGGTAAAGCTGAAAAGATAACTGATGATTTAACTAAGTATGGAAAAGATAAAGTACAATGGGCTCAACGTGTATTAAGTATGACAGACGATGCAGGAGAAAAAGTTCTTAAAGTTACTATGCCTAAACAAGCTTTAGCTGAAAGGGTAGTGTCTGAAAGAAACATAGCATCAGATGATATGTCTATGATACTTGGTATGATAGATTTAAAAGTTACAGATTCTACAAAACACATGAATACAAAAGGGTTGTACTCTAAACTAAAAACAGAAATATTTCATGATAGTGTAGGAGGAGCTTTTCATGGTGTTAACAAAGAAAAAATAGCTGCTATGAAAAATTTAGAACAAAGAATATATAACAGTTTGTTTGATGCTAGTCAAGATCAATTTGAAAAAGAGATAGGTCAATCTATACCTAAGTATATAGCTGATCCTAATCTAAATTTTACTACCCTTAAAAATTTTACACACGACATGTTTTCTGAAGCTGATGCTGCTTTTAGATTAGACAAAGGAATAGCTAAGGATAAATTATTTGTACAAAGAGATGTAGCAAAATTAATGCATAAACACTTAGATGATACTATAAAAAGTGTAGCTGGTCCAGACGCTTTGGACATGTACATAGGAGCTAGAACTAGATATGGAGATCTTGCTACTACAGGAGATGCTTTGCAAAGATCTTTGTCTACTGATAAAGGTAAAGATTATATAACTTCTATATTTAAAAACAGATTATTTGTAGCAGGTTCTATTGCAGGTGTAGCAGGTTTGCAGTTAAATGATCCTGTTATAGGTAAAACACTAGGAGCTGCTTCAGCTTTAGGTATGTTAGCTTCCTCAAGAAGACTTAATGGTGTTGTAGCTAACGGAGCTAGGAGAGTAATGCAAGCATTTAAAAGTAACCCTGATAGATATGGGGATATTGCTGCCAAACTAGTAGCCGCCTCTAATATATCTAGTGAAGCATTTATGGATGAATTATATTTAACGTCTGCTAAAGTAGATCTCATGGAGAAACCATTAGCAAGAACCACACAAGATGTATTTAATAGACGTTCTCAAATTTTAGCTTTAGTAACTGACATGGATGAAGAAACAGGTAACAATTTAAGAAAAGCAATTGATGAAAGTAATACTACAGAAATAGGTAGTATCATGACTCAATTAGCACAAAAGGCTCCTCCAGGCATGATTGAATCCGGTATGGGATGGGACGGTGTTGCTTGGGATCCTGGGACACAAGAGGCTGTAGAAAAAAGTTTAAGAAAAAATCTAACTCCTAGAGAACAAGCTTTATTGATCCCTAGATTTAGAGAGGATAAAAAGATACCGCCTGAATACTATGGTAAGGCATCTCCTAATCCAATGAACAGATTAGCATATATGAAACGTAGAAACAAAATAAACAATCCGGTGATTTAATGAGTAAAGTAAGAGAAGCAGCTAGTAGATCTGCTGCGTGGAAAAGAAAAGAAGGAAAGAGTGAAAGCGGTGGACTAAACGCTAAAGGTATTGCATCTTATCGTAGAGAAAACCCAGGTAGTAAATTAAAAATGGCAGTGACTACTAAACCTAGTAAATTAAAGAAGGGTAGTAAAGCTGCTAATAGACGTAAATCTTTTTGTGCTAGGATGTCAGGCATGAAAAAAAGATTGACATCAGCAAAGACAGCTAGAGATCCTAATAGTAGGATTAACAAATCGCTGCGTAAATGGAACTGCTAATGAAAGAGATAGAACAAGACATAAAAGTAATTAGAGAATCACAAATTAGGATGGAACAAGATATAAAGTACCATATAAAACGTACTGACTTGTTAGAGAAAAGAGTAACTAAAAATGAAGAATTGTTGCAACCTCTAATAGTGTGGAAATGGATGCGTGAAAACGTGCGTTTCATTTTGCTTCTGTTAGGATGCATTGCAGCAATTGTAGTATGGAGTATTAAACATGGCTAAACCAACTAACAGTAAACTGTATAACAGTGTAAAATCTCAGGCAAAAAGTAAATTTTCAGTCTATCCAAGTGCCTACGCATCAGCCTGGATATCTAGAACTTATAAAAAACGTGGTGGAACTTATAGTGGAAAAAAAACTTCAGGTATAAAGGAAGCTGCTAAAAGAATTGCAAGGAAAGAAAATGCCTAAAATATTAACACAATTAGTAACAAGTAATTTAAGTACAATAACAGCTTCAACAGGAGCCTCTGGAGGAGGAGGGGGAATGTCTTACGATGTAAGTATACTTGCAACAGGACAATCTACCACGGTTGGGTATGGTAATTTATCTTATAGTAGTGTAAGCGCAGTACAACATGGTACATTTGATAACGGTACAATAAATGTTACTCAAGGGAATTATTCTACTAATGCTACGGGAATATCTAGATTTACATTTGATACAGAAGGAATATACGCAGTAGAATTTGTAAGCTATGGTCAAAATAGTAGTGGTGGTTTTCAATGGGTAGATGTGCATAAAAGCGGATATACAGCAAGAGATGAAGTAATTTGTTATCAAGGTATATATACAAATTATAATAGAAAGTTAGGTGCTGTAATTAGAAAGTTTGAAGTAGGAGATGCACTAACATTTTTTACGGGTCAAAACAGCTCTAATTCAGACAAAGTTAGTAGAATATTAATAGTAAAAATAGGATAAGGAGCAAAAATGCATAAAGGTGATTTAGACAAAGATGGGAAAATGTCAAGTTATGAAAAAGCACGTAGTAAAGCTATTGAAAAAGCTGTGGCAAAAAAGAAACTGGGTAGGAAAACTTGTCCTAAATGTGATGGCAAAGGCTGTTCTCATTGTAGTGGCAAAGGCTACCATAAGTCTGGGAAGTAATATGATAGGTAAAAGGTTTGGACCTGACATAAGTTACAATACAACTAAGGATATAAAACCTAAGGAAACCAAGGTATCTAGTAAACCAGCTAGTAAACCATCTAAAAAACCATCTAGAAAACCAGCTAGTAAACCTACACTTAGAGATAGAGTAATACAATACTTTAAAAAGAAGGGTGTGTACAATAAGTATGCTAAGGACGGTTCCTTAACTAGACGTATTGCTAGAGGTATTAAGATGGCTCAGGATGCAAAAAAAGCTCCTAAACCAAAGGCTAAACCAAAAGCTAAAGCTACTGCTTCTAAATCTCAAATGAGTCCTTTAGATATACCTAAGTATATTAGAAGACCAGGAGAGTTAAGCATTATGCCAGATATAGAAGTTAATAAAAATGCTTCTATAGTTAATCAGATAAGAGAGATTGCTAGATCTACTGGATTAAATTTAAGAATAAGTTCTGGACATAGAGATCCAGACAAAAAGAAATATCAAAGTGAAATGTTTAGTAAAACATCTCCTCATGCAGATAAATCTGATAAAGATAGAGCTTTTGATATAAGTCATTATGAAGAGTATGATAATAATAAAGGTGGGCTAAGAATAGTTACAGATGAAGAAAAAGAATATATATCTAAAGCATTAAGAGCTAAAGGTAGGAGAGTGTTGCAAGAATATGGACCTCTTTATGAACAAGGTAAGGGTAAAGAAAATAAAGGAGGAGGTAGATTTCCTCACATACATGTAGACAAAGATAGTGATAAAAAATCAGGATATTATAGTCCTTACAAAAGGAAAGTATATCCTACTGATTTATCCGATGTAAAGTTAGAAGAAGATTTAAAACAAAAAAGTCCTATGCAGACTTTAAAAGAACCAGATAATTATGTGGAGAAGAGAGACTCTGTAAGAAAAATGAAGATAGCTAGAAAAGCTAATTTTGGTATTTATTAGGAGATATTATGAGTAGTAAGTTTGAAAAGTTTTATAAAAAGAAAAAAGCTGAAGAAGCTAATGAAGCTAAACAAAAAGCAAAAAAAGCTTTAGCTAAAAAGAAAATGAAATTAAGTTATAACCCATTAAAAAAAGGACCATTAAAAAAGAAAGGTCCGTTAGACGAGGAGTAAATATGAAATTTTTAAAAAAAATGGCAAAGAAGATGCAAGACAAGAGAAAATCTAAAGTTGAAGAAATGAGAAAAAGAAGAAAATCAGGTGAGAAACAAGACGGATCTAAAATGAGATATGGCGGTTTGTCTAAGAAAAAGAAATCAGGATATTAATGGGACTATTTGATTTTATATCTAACATATTTAGTCCAGCATCTAAAATAGTTGATGAGCTACATACCTCAGAAGAGGAAAAGCTAAAACTAAAAAATGAGTTGGCTAAGATACAAGGTAAAGCCCAGGATAGAATCCTAGACTATGAAAGTAAGCTGGCAGAATACCGACACAAATTGCTAATCGCAGAGGCTAATTCACCTCATCCATTTGTTGCCATGTGGCGACCCATCTGTTCGACCGCTCTGGTCACTATTATTGTGTTAGCTTCTTTTGGTCTTTGCAATCCTGGTCCTGAGTTATACAAGTTAGCTGAGATCTTTTTAGGTGCTTATGTCGGAGGACGTACCATAGAGAAGATTGTAAGTGCAAGTAAGCTAGGCAAGTAAGAAAGATCATATATCTTCAATATCAGATATCTCTATAGGTTTTTTATTATCATGACAATATAAGAACATTGCGTTGGCTAAGGCATGAGCCATGTGATGTAATCCTGTCTCTGGATCTTCTTTTTCTCCCATACGCCAAGCCTGTATATGCCTAAGTAAGGCAGCCTCATATCTATGCATTTCTACATTTACCCAGTTATATCTATCATATTTTTGTGCGCCAATAGTTAAAACCTTAGCTAGGTCTTCTAAAGCATGTGCATCTATTAGATCATATTGTGGTTTGTTTGTATCAAATTTTTTACCTTCCATGTATCTCCCTGTAATGGATCGGGACGGATATTAAGCTATAAGCACCGACCCCCATAAGACCCATACTGTTATTCTATCACACTTTGTTTTTTGAGTCTACCCCATCTTTCATACCACGACAATGTAAAGATATCGTCTAGGTATATAGCTCTTTTACTATACTCTAGCCATTTAACACGAGGCATTTTTATAAGATCTTTTTTCATTATGGTTTCTATTTTTATACAGCCAAAAATCACGACCTCCATATTCTCGGTATCGACAAGACAAGGCACAAGAAAATCACGATTAGTAACATTTCTGAATAATTTATCAACATGTCCCATACCGTTACCACCATACTGTAATATATAGGACTTACCATATTTATTAGCCGACTCAACGCATTGTGATTTACAATGAAATCTGTTACCAGAATTATCTGTAATGTCAGCATCATAACTTTTGTTCTTAGTTTCATATACGTTAAAATCCGGTGCTGTAGCTTTAATGCCCAGCCTTTTAAGAGCCCTGTAGATGCCTATTTCTCCCAAAGCTCCAATAGTAATATCATGGGTAATTTTGTCTAGGCTACCCTGTCCTCGTTTTTTATAGTGATCTATAGATAAATGTACTCTGTCATTGGCAAATTGCTTTGCTTTTTCCAGGTCTTTTTTCTTTAGCTCTACTGTCAATGATTTCATTAGATAATTCCTTCATCTTTTTTTCTGAGTATTCAAGTCTTTGTTTTAAATACTTTATTTGAGATCTTAATACTTGATTTTCTCTTTCTTCTCTTTTTAATCTTGTGTAAATCCTGTTTTTGTCATCTATAAGTTGGTCTATAATCTTGTCTCTACTGTCTCTCATTTTCACTATTTTGCTCATGACTTGCCTTTAGGACACCATTCGTAATGATGTGGTATCTCCAGTTGATCGCCCCCACACTCGCAAATAGATGGCAGATTTTTTCTTTTAATACTATCAGACCAGCGTTCAATATCTTGCTCTCTGCATGTAAGTTCAATGTCTGGATTGTCAAGTAGAATTACTCTGTATATCATGTCACCTTTATATAGCTCTCTGCCTACTACAGCTCCTAAGCTATCATGACTTACACCCTCCCTCGTAATGCGTACCCAATCACCTTCGTCAAATATCATTTACAATACCTTGGTGAGATTGTTGATTCTACACTGATTTTTACATCAGGTACTACGAGTGACATAGAGTTTACCATAATTTCTTCTTGTAGTCTACGCATTTCTTCTACTGTATTTTCAGGTACTTCCGTGATTATCTCATCGTGTACAAACCCTACTAGCTCAAATCCTGCATCCATGAGGTTATATAGAGCTATTTTAGCTCCATCTGCTGCTAATCCCTGGAAGGGGGTATTCTTCTCAGCACAGTATGTTGTATCCGCTCTTATGCGCCCTGTAAGGGTAGTTACAGACCCTTCTTCTCCTTGCATATAAGTTTTCATTTCAGGAAAAGCTTCAAACCATGTGTCCTTCATTCGCTGTGCATCATCGGTAGTAATAGTTAAATCATACCCCTTAGCAAATTCTATAAAGGTTTCTATACCTAATCCCCCTGGGAATCCAAAGTTTGCAGCTTTAGCAGCTTGTCTTTGCCATTTTTCTACTTTATCTTCTGTAACTCCAAATAGGACAGATGCATAGTATTTATGCAAATCTGCCCCATCGTTAATTTTACTACGCATGATTGAACTGCCCTGAGTAGTGTAAACATGTTGAGCTAACGTGGCTAGTTCTATTGCACTGTAGTCTGTTATTAATAGTGTGTTGCCTTCCCTAGCTTTAAACATTGATCGTATATCTCCATCCCTGGGAAGCTGTTGTATATTAGGTGAGGAGCATCCGGTCCTTCCTGTATTTTTTAGTATGTCGTATCTTGGATGTACTCTACTGCCTTCTAGTTTTCTTATAAAGAATGTTGTTTTTTCAGTACGCTTGTAATCTAAGAAACAATCTATAAAGTGATTACCTTTGTATTTTTCCAGATCACTCTCCTTCATAGAGTAATCACCTTGATTAGTTTGTGGTATTGGTAACTCAATAAATTTTATTAAATGATTATATGCAGCTTGGTTTCCTTTGATGCCTTTTACAAATCCGTAAGCAGACATCTTTGCATGTAATACCTCCAGTTTAGAATTAAGTTCTGTTAATAACATAGAAGCTTTTTCTTCATCAAATCCTATACCATTTTTATACATCCGGTTAAGAGCTAAAGCTCCAAGCAATTGTATGTGATGTGAAAGGTTAGTATTTGTATTTAATTTAGATACTTCCAGTCGGAGTCTGATAAAACAATAAAAGGTTGCGATAACATCTGCTGCTCCGTATTCAAGGAACGGTTTAGGTATTTCTTGCAAAGGTACTCCGGAGTATTTCTCAAAGTTACATCGAACTTCTTCGTTCTTATCGAGCTGTACTCCAAGGAGTTCTCGTGAGATATGAGCCAAGCTGTACTTACGAGGAACATTCCCCACAGTAGCCAAGCCAACAAGCCTATACATAATATTAACATCAAAAATTTTATCACGTTCTATCTGCTCCTTCAAAAGATGTTTATCTTCCGTGAATTTACGTAGCACATCTACATCGAAAGGAGCGTTAGCAAAAACGAGTGTTCGAGTCACATGCTTTTTTAAAAAGTCGCTTACTAAGCTCCTGTCAACATAGTACAAAGACTCCCCATCAAATACTTGAAAGGTGATAAGATCAGGAGTCTCTGTAAAAGGTGCGATTGTAGTTTCAGTATCAATGGCGAGAATGTTTCCCAGACTCTCTCCCTGCCAGAATTGAATTGTATAATTCTCACCATTGAATATCATCTACTACTTCCTACTGTATTTCTTTACAATGTTCCTAGGCTTATACCCAGGATTACTTTCAACCGCAGTGTTTACAATAAATTCTTTACCAATAAACTGCTCCAGTTGTGTGCTATCATTACCTAAAGCTTCAAATCCTCCGTGTACACCGATAGACTTTAGCATGCTGTCTAGCCTCTGCAAGCCTATCCCTGCTGCTTTAGCGTTGGGGTGACTAATTAAGAAGGAGTCCCAAATCAAACGATTTTTAAAGTCTCCATCTGATACTTGGAAAGATACATTGACCATTGTACCGTCTCCTTTTTTGGTAGATTTTTCACCTATCCTGTTTAAACTTACTGTATAACTATCATCGGGTAAAGGTTCATAGTTTTTCTTTTCTCCTAATGATTGTGTTGATACTCCTTGTATTGCCATATATTCTCCTTGTTTGTGGCAGGTTATAAGTCTGACAACTTTTTACGTTTATATTCATCATGTACATCATTTAAAAATACATTTAATTCAATAGCTTTATATCTTTTAATACTGTCTGCTACAATATCTAAAACAAGCATTTGATCTTCTATAGATAAATGATCTAATTGTTCTGTGTTCATAATTTCTTGTACTACATCAAACATTGTAGCTTCTCTAAAAGGTTCCATAATATTTATCCTTCATAAGTTTGTATAAGGCTCTAGCTGTAGTAGCTTCTCCTTCTTTTGTTACTTCAATAGTAGTTCCTGGACCTCTTTTAAAATTACCATCTTCTCCTATTACATAATTATGAGAATTATCAAATTGATGATAATGTCTTTTAGCCCGAGGATCAAAATTACTCAGTTTTCTTAGTTTTCTTGCGTGTCTTCCGTTCACTTTTTTTCTCCACTTTATCTTCATTTTGAATTGTAGCTTGACTTAACAGTTGAAACATAAAATCAATTTTACCTGCCATATCAAGTAATAAAGCTTGTCTTTCTAATTCCATTTCTTTGCTATTCGGCATCGTTATCTCCTTGGTTTAATGCGCCATAAGCAAGACGCAATGTTAAATTTACAAATATTTTAAACAAATCATATATTACTAAACCTTCTATTATTCTTAGTGTCATTTCACTCATCGTATTCTCCTAAATGCATACATTCCTCTAGTTCTTCTAACCTTTTACGTAACTTATATAGTTGATTAGTCCACATTTGTAAGTCTGTAGTAGTAGGGTTTAATGTCATGTGAGCGTCTATTAATTTTATAGCATCTTTGTAATCATATATCATGTACATTAACTCCTTCTTAGTCATTCCTTAAATTCAGCCCAGGAAGGTAAGTCTACTTCCTGAATTCCTTCTTTAAAGTATACCCCTGTCTTCTCAGCTTCCGCAAGTCTTTTTATTGCTGTTTTATATTTTTTTCTACCATTTTCTAATAGTGCTTCACTGGCTTTTAATATACCGACATCACCATTTTGTTTGTTAAGAAACGCAAATATAAATTCATGGTCTTTTCCAGTGTATTCTTTAAATGCATCGACATATAAAGCAGCAGATAAATCATAATCAAACCTAATAATAGTTTTAGCTGCGGAGAATTTATCAACAGGATCGCTACTAGTTTTAACATCTATAATCATTCCTTCTTTAATGTAGTCAGCACGTACTTTAATAGGCATGCCGTCTAATTCTACACACAATGTATGTTCTGCTACTCCATCTGCAATTAGTCCTTGAGTGTCCAAGTGTTCATTATAGAGGTTATAAAGGTCGAGAGCTTGTTGCGCCTGAGACGATGTAATAATTGTTTTACCTTCGTTATTGGATTTAAACTCTTCATATACTTTACCTCTCCTTGTAGCTCCTTCAAATATTGCAAACTCATCATCTGTTTTATCAGGTTCTAGTAATAAACTATGCATGTAAGATCCAAAATCATAGGCACTTTTATAAGTGTCTTCTCTTTCTTCCCCTAATACATATCTTTTATAATATTCTCTAGGATCTTTTAAAAACAACTTTAAGGTTGAACTTGATTTAAACTTCCTGTCTTTGTGATAGTCTTCATTATCACATTTGTTAATTCCTATTTTTAACATTATACTCTCCTGTACACGTAATTAATATTTCCCTCTGTTTTTATTTGTACATATTCAATTTGTCTTGCTTCTAATAAGTCCTCAAGTATTTCATTGCGTTCTTTTTTCTTTAGATATCTAGTTTTACTCGTTAGTTTTTGTTTTGTCAAACCTTGTTGTTTTGCTTTAGTAATTACGTTTAACAACTTTTGTGTATTCTGCTCATTTTTATTGCTAAATACACATTGCTCTATAATGTCTTTCATGTGATAATAAAAATATTTTACTGTTTGATATCCAAAGGTTACATCATTATGATCTACTTCTGGTATAGCTTTAAATATTTGACGAGAAATGGCATGTATCATTGTCACTTTTAACATTTGTTGATACAACCTACTAATAATTGGTAGCATTACGTCATTGCCCTCAGAATCAATTCTAAGTTTATCAAACTCTTCAAATGCATGCTGTAGTATTATGTTAGCTTGATCTGTTTTAGTAAGGAATGTGATGTCCTGAGCGTGTCCTGCGATTACTTTGTCAGATTTTTCAGGTTCATAGCTTGCTAATTGTTGTAGGTTCAATATAGTTTTAGTATCTAATCTTGTAGGTTGCTCTACCCTCCTAGCTTTTTTATCTCCATCTCCTATAAAAATAAGGAAACGACCCATAAGACCTTTTTCAATAGCACTCACAGTTACCCCCTCAGAGAGTCCTGTAGGTGTCGTTGAACAAAGGAGGTTGACGTTAGGTCTTAAAGCTCGCCCCTTATTTCCCTCAGCAGTCTGTCTGCCAAGGAATATTGATGTTGAAGTTGTATATAATTCTGCTAGTATATCTGCCATCTTGGCATTGTATGTAGCTCCCCCACGGTTTACTGACTTAAGCATACCTCCTGCTTCATCAATTATATCTAACCGTACAGGCGACTCAGGTAATCCGTCCATGAGAGAAGCATCTGAAACATAATCACCACTACCCAACAAATAGTCGCATTTTGCATCAATGAGAACTTCCTTAATTTTTTCTTGGGGTGCGTTCTTACCTGAGCCAGACGGTGCTACGTTTAATAAATATAAGTTAGGAGCCACTCCCTCAAACTCAAACTTACGACCAGACAACGTAGCTATTAATGATAGAGCTGCCGAGAAGGCAAAAGCAGGTTGCTCTATATAACTATTCTTTAATATGTAAGTCATGATTGCAGCGAGGACACCTTCCGGTTTCGGTAACTCTGGGGT